GGTAAAGAGTATGTTGGTTCGGAAGCCGATGTTGCGGAGTATAATGATTTATTTATGAGAAATGAAATGGGTCTTGATATTGATGGAATATGGCCAGCAACGATTAATGTTGCTCGTAAGAACTACGCCCTTCTTACCGATAAAGGAAAAGTAAAATTAACGGGTAACTCAATTAAGTCTAAAAAATTACAAACATATGTTGCGGAATTTTTGGATAAGGGACTTAGAATGTTACTTGATGGTAAGGGTTCTGAATTTTTAGATTTTTATTATGAATATGTAAATAAAATTTTTTACAAAGAAATTCCACTATCTAAAATTGCAAACAAGGCTCGTGTTAAACAATCCTTAGAAGACTATAAAGTTCATATTACAAAAACAACAAAGTCTGGAAGTATGATGTCACGACAAGCACATATGGAATTATTATTACAGGCAAATAAAAGTCCGGGTCTTGGAGATACCATTTTTTATGTAAATAATGGAGAAAGAAAATCACATGGAGATGTTCAAAAAAGAAAAGATTCTTTGGTGTTAAATTGTTATATGATTGATGAGAGGGAAATTGAAATGAATCCTGATTTGTTAGGTGAGTATAATGTACCAAGATATTTAGCGGCATTTAATAAAAGGATTGAACCTTTGTTAGTTGTTTATAGTCCTGAAATTAGAGAAGAAATTTTAATTGAGGACCCTAAGGACCAACCAATTTTTACAAAATCTCAAACGGAACTAGTTAGGGGATACCCAATGAAAGAGTTTCACCAAGATACTCTTGACGAAGTTTTAACATTATCAGATACTGAAATATCGTTTTGGCAAAGTGTAGGAATCGACCCTTACTATATGTATATTGATGATACTTTAACTATGGTTAATACTGATTTTGTTGAAAGTAACAGAAAATTAATGTTAGAGGTTGTTAATAAAAACACTAAAGTGGATTCTGAAGAATTATATGAATTTGATGTTGATGGGGATTTAATGTCTCTTAGTTTTGACTAAGAACTTTTTAATCCATCGGATGAGAGGATATACCAAAAATCACCAACCCATTTGAATTCTACACATGACCCATGACTAAGTTCGACTTCTTCAAACTCTTCATCGATTAATTTGTCTGATTTAACTAAAACGGTTGTTAATGATTTAACAACGACGTGGTCCGTATTTTTTGAATCTAAAAATAACACATTACCACTATCACCTTTAAAAATTATAACATATTCTCCTTGTGTGTGATAATTTTGATTAATGACTACAGAGGAATCCGAAGTTTCAATTTCGAAACCATTAATAATTCTTTTTGAGGGGAACGATCTAAAAACTGGCATAAATAAATTATATAACAGTATATGGACTTGTAAATGGTCTAAACTTTAATGCTTTATTCATATTTTCCGCTTGAACACCTTTTATTTCCCATTGTTTTTCAGGTCTTAGTCTTTCAAGCCTTGCTTTTAATTCTTCCCATAACATAGTTTTCTCGTCTTTTGATTCTGTGGCTAGTGATGCATACTCTAAAGTTAATTCAGAGTCAGGGGTTTTTAAATTACCACTATATTTACCTCTAACTCTCGCAAGTGTTTCTTTACAGTACGCAGTAAACCATCTACGAACCCAAGTTTGTGCTGGCGAATTTAATTCATCCCATCTCATTTCATCTATAGGTACGTCTGAAGGTAACCTAACAATATCTGGATTTTTCTTTAAACAATCCTCACGGTCAAACGTATCGTAATACCAATACCAAACTCGACTATGATTATGTCTTAGATTACCAAAATCAAATTTACCACCAGGCACATTCATTAAGTGGATGGCCTTTTTACCTTCAGGTAGTGCGGTGATTCTATATGTTAAGTCACCCGTAATAATTCTTCTTTTAATATTAATGTCAGACATCCTTAAAAGAATGTCAAACGCAGACGTAACAAAATAGTTACCTGTGGTGCCCATTTGTGAAAAACCTGCTCCACCACCTAAACCAACACCACCCATACCTCCAAACCCACCCATAAACGGGTCGAAATATGCTGCGTCTAACTCAGAACGTGAAAACCAAAGAAGCTCATTAAGTTCTCTTCCCGCTGGAATCTCATATATTTGTTGGTTAGCGACTAACTCAATATAGTCTTTTTTTAGTACGTAATCCCCACCAGCTTGTAAACCAACAATTTTAGAATACGCATAAGTGTATTGAGTTTCCCAATCTAAACTTCTTGTAGTGAACGCTCTTGTTACGGATTGTTCGTCAAGATTTAACCCGTATAAAGACGCCCACTGACTTTCAATAAGCCAATCATTGACGTGTTGAGCGTAGTCTTGAATAGATAATTCCAATAAAGAGTCCATCATGTCATCCTCAAGTTCAACAGATCTTAAAGGCGCACCCAAAAGATTCTTTATTCTTTTGTAAAGTTTACTTCTTTCTGGTTCCGTGATAATTACTGTAGACATATGATATTTTATTATATAAATATCTACGATTTAAAAAGGATTACTTTAGGTCTATTTTTTTTGTTTGTGTTACGTAAGAGTCATTAACAAATTCCCAATTTACAACGTTCCAAAAATTGTGAATATATTTGTCTCTTTCGTTTTTATATTTTAAATAATATGCGTGTTCCCATAAATCTAAACCAAGTAATGGATAACCATTTATCTTTTCAGTATTCATTAATGGGTTATCTTGGTTTTGTGTTGTAACCATTTTTAAATTATTATTTTTTGTAATAATCAACCAAACCCATCCTGAACCAAACCTATTTTTTGCGTCTTCCTCAAACTTTTCTTTAAATTTTTCAAAAGAACCAAAAGTTTTATTTATTTTACTTAAAATGGGGTCTTTTATTGTTTGTTTTTTTGGTGACAACATTTTCCAAAAAAGTGCATGATTAAACGCCCCTCCCCCATTATTTTTAACTTTAGTATTAAAACTTGATATTTTTTTAATAATGTTTTCTAAATCAATATCTTTACCTGGTATTTTTTCTAACTCAACATTTAATTTCTCAACATACCCCTTGTAATGTTTATTATAGTGAGTTTTCATTGTTTCAGAATCTATAAACACATTAACATCATTAAAATCGTAAGGTAATTTATCTATACTTATTTTTTTAATTTCACTTATAATTAATTGTTTAGATGTAGATTCAACTTGTAATTCTGACTCTAAATTTTCAATTCTCTCTTGGAATGGTTTATAAATTGTCTTTTCTATTTTTTTATTTTTGTATTCAAAATCTTTAACTTCTTTGCCTGCTTTTGCATTTGCTTCATCCTCATTTTTACCTCCAACATCTTTTCCTTTTTTTCTATTCAAAACTGTTCTTTGGTATTCATGTACCCATTCATGTGATAAAGTTTTTAAAATGTCTCTATTGATTCTGTCCTTAACTAAAATTTTTAACTTATGAGAGTCGGTTCTTGAACCTGTTGTCATTGTTCCCGTTCTTTTATTTTGGAATATGACAGTAATGTCATCTTTAAGTGGGTGTGACTTTTTTAAATTATCTATAAATTTATTTATTAATGATTCTTGTTCCTTGTTTGGATCAACCCCATTGTATCTAATATGAACTTCCATTATATATAAATATCACCGACCTTTAGAAATCATTTTCAACATTTCTTCAATTGTAGACGCATCATCCATTAAACTATCCCCCATAACCGTTGAAATAACTTTTTTCTTTCTATTTAATATGTCATAAATTGCCCCCTCAATTGTATTTTCAAACAACGGATAATAAACTGAAGTTGAATTTTTTTGTCCAATTCTATGTGATCGGTCTTCTGCTTGTGCATGTTCTGCAGGAACAAATGATAAGTCGTTCATAATTACAGCTTCCGCTGCGGTTAAAGTTAATCCTACGCCTGCGGCTTTTAAGTTACCAACAAACACCATAATCTTGTCATTTGTTTGGAATTCGTCCACCGAGTTTTGACGATGTGGTTTTGAACAACTACCATCCAAATAAACCGCAGATTTCCCAAAGTGTTGATAAATTTGTTGTAGAGTATCTGTAAAGTTTGTAAAAATAATTACTTTCTTACCTTGTTCAATAATGTTTTCCGCTAACTCAATAGTGTTATTAACTTTTTCCTGAGCAATTATCTTTCTAACCTTCATTAATTTACCAAACTGTATTGTTAGTGAATTAGATTCTTCAGGGTTTTGGTCGTACCAATCGTAATATTCTCCCATAATTTCTTCATAATCTTTAGATACTAATCTTAAATAAACAGGAGTAATTATTTTTTCAGGTAAATCTAAAACCTCTTCCTTTAATCTACGTAAGATATGTGTTTGAGTTCTTTCCCTCAATTCTTCTAAGTTTGTAGCCCCTTGGACATTCCAAATTTTTCTTTTACCAACATTAAACTGAAACCCATTACAATATCTTATGGCGTAAGCCATCCAATTTGCCGCAACAGGACTATCAACAATATTTAATAAGTTATAATAGTTCATTGGTCTTGATGTCATTGGGGTTCCTGATAATAACCAAACCCTTTCTATTTTGGAGATTATATCATTTACAATCTTAGTTCTGTTTGCTTGTGGATTTGAAATCATATGTGCCTCATCCATAATCACAAGGTCAAATTTTGTCTTTAAAATTATTGAGTCGTCTTTCTTTTTAATGTCGTGGAAATTTTTTAAAATGTCGTAATTAATAATAACAAAATCGTGTTCATTTGAAAATTTCTTACCCTCCGCAATATAAACAGACCTATCTGAATAATTTTCAATTTCACGTTGCCAATTAATTTTTAAAGACGCGGGACAAACAATCAATATTTTTTTTGCTTTAGTTTCTAAAGACGCTATAATTGCCGAAGTTGTTTTACCTAAACCCATATCATCGGCTAAAATAAACTTTTTGTTCCCAACCAATTTTTCAATAGCCTCAATTTGGTGTTTCATTGGCATTCTATGTTGGTACTCACTATAATCAATAACAATATTTTTTACTTCGTTATCTTTAATAATTGCTGATTTTGGCATCCAAAAATCATAAGTGGTGTCTCCTGAGAAGATTTTACCCCAAATGTGATAAGATTTATCTTTTTCCACCAAAAGTTTTTCAACATAAATTTCTTTTGGTTCTTTGGTATACATTTTATCCTCCATTAATTTTTTGCCAAAGTATGAATCTAACTTTACCCATTTCTTAGCAACTTTTGGTTGAACATCGTGATAGTTAATTATATAGTCCGACTGAGGCCTTGTTGGAACAAAAGATTTGCTATTTTGTTTTTTTTGCTTTAAATTAAGGATATAATTATTTGAGCCCATATAATCTTCTAAAATTAAAAGGGCCTTAGATTCCGGTGTTTTTGATATAATATTTTCCATATTAATATAATAAAAATAAACAATCTAATAGAAAAAATCAATTAAACTATTTATAAGTATGACACAAAATCGCGTACCTATTACCAGACTTAATAAATTTTTTGCAGAACAAGACTTTAATTTAGAGTTGGCAATGGGTGAGGAATGGTTATTGGGTGATATGAATTTCACTTTAGTACTTTATCGGGTTGATAGACAAAAAACAAATAGTGATGATGTTTATGGGGAGGCATTGTCAGATTCCATTCAGTATTTACCACCGGTAGAATTTAAAGGGTACGTTAAAGTTGAAGCCCCAACAAATGCGGATATGGGAAGTAGTAAAATTTATCAAACAGAACCCGGAAATTTAATAGTTAGTGTATATCAAAAAAGTCTAAACGAATTGGATATTGATATAAATTTAGGTGATTATCTTGGTTACTATGAAACTGAAACAAGAGTTAGATATTATTCTGTAGTCGATGATGGAAGGGTCGTTTCAGACAATAAACATACGTATGGTGGGTATAAGCCATATTATAGGACAATAATTGCGGCACCAGCCAATGAAAATGAATTTAGAGGAATTTAATTATGTCGTTACCTAAACAAGTAAAAAATAAATTATCACTAATACCACAAAAGTTCGGGGTCGAGAGAAGACAAGAACTATTAGAAGATATAACTGACAAAGGTACTTACCTACCTAAAGGGGTTTTACATGCCGATTTAGACAGAGGAATGTTAGATTTTGTTAAAGACCAATTAGAGTTAAGTGTTGACGGTAAAAAAATACCAACAATAGATAGAATAATTACTAACCAAAGTTGGATTCAATTTACTGAGACTTGGGATTTTAAAGATTTAGATAATAATGTTTCATTGCCGTTTATATCCACAGTTAGAATGCCTGAGGTTAAATACGGTACAAATAACGCCGGTAGAGCAAATATACCCGTAAGAAGACAATTTTTTTATTACACTGTTCCAACTTGGGATGGTCAAAGAAAAGGGGTTGACGTTTATAAAATCCCCCAACCTATACCTGTTGATTTAACATTTAATGTTAAAATATTCTGTAATCGAATGAGAGAGGTTAATGAGTTTAATAGGATTATGATGAGAACGTTTACTTCTAAACAGGCATATTGTCAAATTAAAGGCCACTACATACCATTAAAATTAGAAGACGTTACTGATGAGTCAGTTAAAGATATCAATAAAAGAAAGTATTATATTTCAACATATAAAATAACGATGTTGGGTCTTTTAATTGATGAGGAGGAATTTGAAGTTACTCCTGGTATCACAAGACAAGTCTCTTTGTTTGAGTTTGATACAAGAACCCCATCTAAAAGGGCGGTTATAGAACCACCAAACCCAAAAGATTTTACATTAGATTTTTTATACGTTACAGGAAACACATCATTAACTGAGGTCTTTAGATATACAGCAAACATAGATATTATTAGAACTGAAAATTTAAAAACCTGTTTTTATTTAGGTTATACATCAACAACAACAAACACTTTGGGGTATGTAAGTTGTGTCGGAACGCCAACAACAATATCATTAACTACTGGATCGACAGGAAATGTTTGTGTTAAGGGAGGCACAACACCAACATTAAGTAATGTGACAGGGGGTACGTTATCTTCATCGTCTTCTTGTTTTGGTAGTTATTCTGTAAACATAACAAGAGATGGGGTATCATATTACTTGGGGGACGATATTTCACCAATACAAATTATTAATGGTGATACTTTAAATGTTGTTATAAATAAATTAGACCCTACACAACAATCAATAATATACACTAATGTTACCTTAGTGTAACTATTCTCCATATATATCTTTTTCTTTTTGACAAGTTTTTTGAATTAGTAATTCTAAAAATTTATAGATTTTTAAACCATTTTCTTCACAGTACTTTTTTAATAAGTCATGGGACTCCTCAGAAATTTTTATATTTTTAATTTTCTTCATTATGTATAAATATTTTATATAGTAGAAAAAAGGTAGAATTTTTTCATACTACCTTGTAAATAATATTATATGGGTATGTTTTTTGCGTTTAATACGGGTATTTATATATAAAATAAATCAATTAACTAAAAAAACATGGCATCTTCAAACAAAGTATTCGTTTCGCCTGGTGTTTATACATCAGAAAGAGATTTAACTTTTGTTGCACAAAGTGTGGGTGTAACAACCTTAGGTTTAGTTGGTGAGACATTACAAGGTCCCGCTTTTGAATCAATTTTCATTACAAATTTTGATGAGTACCAAATCTATTTTGGTGGTACCAATCCTGAAAAATTTGTAAACACACAAATACCTAAATATGAGACATCATATATTGCTAAAGCATATCTACAACAATCTAATCAATTGTTCGTAACTAGGGTTTTGGGATTATCAGGATATGATGCTGGACCATCTTGGTCTATCGTCACTATTGGTAACATTAATCCGGCAACCATTACCGCTACGGGTACTACATCAACAACGTTACAATTTACAGGGACTACAGGTGCAAGTTCAAACATAACCATCACACAGGTACCTACAATTTTAAACGGTGAGTTTAATAATATGTACACACAATTTGATGGGGGTACATCAAGTTTAAATTTAGATTTTCAATCATACATTGCAACTCAACTTGGTTATTTTGCAACATCGTCACCATTATCAGGAAAAACCGCTCAGTTTTGGGGGTCTGTTAGTAGCTCAACATTCAACACCATTACAGGTGTAACTTTAAATGGGTTAGGAGCAATTAGTGCTACTTCAGAAACGTTTGGAGTTGATAATGTTAATTTGGCGTCTGCTAATTTATCAGCATCAACAAATGATTCGTGGTACTACGCATTATTTGAACCTGGAGTAGCTAATCCTATGACAACATATTATGGTTATAGTTTTGGAGCTGCGGTTGCAACAATTTCAGGGACACCAGTAAGTGGGGTATTCTCAGGAACCGTTACGATTAACGTCACCAAATTTACGGCATCGGCGTATACCACTTTTGACAATTTAGTTGTTGCAACACTAAGATCTAGAGGTCTTACAAATTTTTCATCATCACAACATGGACCATTGTACCAAGTAACAGGTACAACTGATGTGAATTTAGTTTGTACGGGTAACTATTCAGGAATATCAAGTAACCCTTACGCGACTTTTGCGATATCTGGAATTACTAAAGATAATGATACGTTTAATTTTGAGACATCTATGACATCAAGTGATTCTCAATATCTATCTAAAGTGTTTGGAAGAAGTAACTTTGCGAAAGATAGAACTGAGGTTCCTTTATTTGTTGAAGAAGTTTATAGTAGTTTATTACTTAATGGATATAGACAAAATAAAGTTAGAGGTTTAAAGTGTGATTTAGTTGAATTAAATTCTGCACAATCTTTAAACAGTCAGTCAATCGGATTCTATTTAGAACAATATCAAACACCAGAAACTCCTTATATTGTTTCAGAATTAAGAGGTAATTTAGTTTATAAGTTATTTAAATTTAAACTTATTTCTGACGGTAACGCGGCTAACAGATTAGTTAAAATATCAATCGGTAACATCTCGTTTAATAATCGTACGTTTGATGTGTTCATTAGAGATTTTTATGATAACGACCAAAACGTTAGAGTTATTGAAAGTTTCACTAATTGTTCATTAGACCCAACATTAAATAATTATGTGGCAAATAAAATTGGTACATCAAATGGTGAATACAATTTAAATTCTAAATATGTGATGATAGAAATGGGTGATGAAGCCCCTACGGACGCATTACCTTGTGGATTTGATGGTTACGTAATGAGAAGCTATGCAAGTGCTACCCCACCATTTATTGTCTATAAAACTAAATACCTTAAACCGGGTGATGTGGTATATAACCCTCCTTTTGGATCAACAAACGGTGGAGACAATGCTGTTATTTCAAATGGTGAAAACCCAAGAAAGGCGTATTTAGGTATTTCTAATATTAGTGGTGTTGATTATGACTTTTTTGAATACAAAGGAAAACAACTACCTGTAAATCTTGGAACTGACACAACTGGACCTTCATGGGGTTATCAAGTTAAAGGATTCCACATGGATAGTGGAGCAACTGTAGTTACTGTGGGTCCTGGTTATGTGACTTCAGGGCAATCTGCTTTTGAGGTAGGTGTCGGGTCGTTTAATTCTGAACCAACAGATGCGGATAACCCATACTACAAACTTAACACTCGTAAGTTTACATTATATCCTGCAGGTGGTTTTGATGGTTGGGATATCTATAGAGAATATAGAACTAATGGTGATACTTACGCACTTGGTCAAACAGGATACAAGTTCGGAGCTGAACCATCACCAACATATCCTACAGCTACCGGATGGGGGGCGTTCAAACAAATCTCAGGACCTAATCAAGAAACGTGGGCAAATTCTGATTACTACGCATACAAATGGGGTCAAAATACATTCAACAATCCTGAAGCAGTTAACATTAACATATTTGTTACCCCTGGTATTGATTATGTTAATAATTCAAACTTGGTTGAGGAAGCGATTAATTTGATAGAATCAGACAGAGCAGATTCAATTTACATCTGTACTACTCCTGATTTCAATATGTTCTTACCATCATGGAATGACGTTGCGGAAGGTTTAATATACCCACAAGAGGCGGTAGATAACTTAGAAACGACAGGAATAGATTCAAACTATACCGCATCTTACTACCCATGGGTGTTAACAAGAGACAGTGTTAATAATACACAACTCTATTTACCACCAACTGCTGAGGTTGTTAAAAACTTAGCGTTGACAGATAACATCGCATTCCCTTGGTTTGCATCTGCGGGTTACACAAGAGGTTTAGTGAATTCAATTAAAGCAAGAAGAAAGTTAACTCAAGAAGATAGAGATACCTTATATAAGGGAAGACTTAACCCTATTGCTACTTTCTCTGATGTTGGTACCGTAATATGGGGTAACAAAACAATGCAGATTAGAGAATCCGCACTTGATAGAATCAACGTAAGAAGATTGTTATTACAAGCTCGTAAATTAATTTCAGCGGTAGCAATTAGATTATTGTTTGAACAAAATGACGATAAAGTAAGACAAGATTTCTTAAATTCAGTTAACCCAATCTTAGACCAAATAAGAAGAGATAGAGGTTTAATTGATTTCCGTGTGACGGTTTCTAACACTCCTGAAGATTTAGATTCAAACACTTTAACGGGTAAGATTTTCTTAAAACCTACAAGAGCGTTAGAATATATCGACATCGAGTTTGTGATTACTCCGACAGGTGCGTCTTTCGATGACGTATAATTAAAATAATAAAAATCGTAATGGGGGGTAGAAATATTCCCCATTATATATTTATAGTAAAATACTATTATGAAAATAGAGAAAAAAATTATTAAGGAATCTGTTGGTGACCAAAAAAAAGGATATGAAAGTTATTCTAAAGTAAAACAAAATATCATTTTGACTGAGAAACAATTAGAAAAATTATTGGAAATTATTAAAAAATAATGAATATTAAAAAACATGTATACTCGTATTTAAATAAGAAAAATTTAAATGAGGGAATAGATGAATCAGGAACTCCTGATACAAAATATTACGCATTCGATTGGGATGATAATATTGTATTTATGCCAACCAAGATTATGGTTATGTCTGAAAACGAAGAAGAGGTTGGAATGTCAACTGAGGAATTTGCAGAACATAGACATGAATTAGGTGTCGAACCATTTAGTTTTAAAGGGACAACAATTGTTGGTTATGCTCCCGAACCATTCAAATACTTTAGAGTTCAAGGAAATAAGAGATTTGTTTTAGATGCTATGACCGCTAAATTAGGTCCGTCTTGGAATGATTTTGTAGAATGTATTAATGGGGGGTCAATCTTTGCGATTATAACTGCAAGAGGACATAATCCAGAGGTTTTAAAAGAAACGGTTTATAATTTTATTGTGGGTAATCATAATGGAATCAATAGTAAGACTCTTGTGGAAAACCTTAAAAAATATAGGGAGTTTGGAGTAGATATGGTTTATGAACAATCAACCTCATTAAAATTTTCAAATAAAGAACTTATTGACGATTATTTAGATATGTGTCGTTTTGAGCCGGTCACTTATGGTCAAGGTAGTGCTGCGAATCCCGAAGAGTTAAAAATTGTTGCAATGAGAAAGTTTATTATATATTGTCAAGAAATGGCTCAAGAGATTGGAAAACGAGCAATTTTTAAAAATGACATGACTAACCAAGAATTTACACCAAAGATTGGTTTTTCAGATGACGACCCTAGAAATATTGAGAAAATGAAAGGTTTTTTAGAAAAAGAATATCCTGAAAGTTCAGTAAGAACATATTTAACTAAAGGAGATATAAAAAACGAAGTATGATATATATATATAAGTAATGTTCTAGTATAACAATATTTTATTTCTGAACCAAAGTAAATAGAAAAAAAATAAAACACTAGATATTTATTAATAAAATAAAAAAAACAAAAAAATTTAGATAATGGCTGATTTGTTAATGAAAATGCCCTTTCAGTATGAACCGAAAAAGGCAAACCGATTTATACTGACTTTCCCAACTTCATTGGGGATAAACTCTTGGTACGTTGAAAGTTCTTCAAGACCTAGTATTAAAATTGAAGCAAAAGATATTCCTTTCTTAAATACTAAAACCTATGTTGCTAGTAAATTTGAATGGGAAACGATTTCAGTTAAATTTAGAGACCCAATTGGTCCATCAGCGGCACAAGCATTAATGGAGTGGGTTCGTTTACATGCCGAATCAGTAACAGGACGTATGGGTTATGCTGCGGGATACAAAAAAGACATTGATTTAGAAATGTTAGACCCAACAGGTGTGGCAGTAGAAAAATGGATATTACAAGGTTGTTTCTTAACCGAGGTTAAATTTGGTGAAGTTGGATACGATAAAGATGACATTATGACCATAGATGCAACCTTAAGACCTGACCGTTGTATATTAGTTTACTAATAAATAATTTATAATTACACTAACCCACCCAACAAAGGTGGGTTTTTTGTTTACAAAAAATTAGTAGTGGATTATATTTAAAATAAAAAACTATGAATCAAGCTGAAAGTTACGGACAAATGGATTTTAATTTACCACACGACGTGGTTAAGTTACCAACAAAAGGAATATTTTACAAACCTAAAAAAGAAAGTCTAAAGATAGGTTATTTAACCGCTCAAGATGAGAATGTGTTAATGTCTTCAAACACAAATTCAGAAGGAATTATATCTACACTATTAAGAAATAAGATTTATGAACCTGGGTTTGACATTGGTCAACTACTTAACGTAGACATCCAAGCCATATTATTATTTTTAAGAAACACATCATTTGGACCTGAATATACATTTTCAATTAAAGATAGTAAGACGGGTAGAGATTTTGAAGCAACAATTATTTTAGATGAAATTAATGTCTTACAACCAAAACATTTACCAAACGATGAAGGGTTTTATGATTTTAGATTACCAAAAACAGGTAGAAATCTTAAATTAAAATTATTAACGTTATCTGATGATAAAGAAATTGACAAAATTTCTGAAAGTTACCCACAAGGTATGGTTGCTCCTGTTGTAACAAAAAAATTAGAAAAACATGTTGTTGAAATGGATGGTGATACCGATAGGGGTAAAATCGTTACTTTCATTCCACAAATGCCAATTAAGGACTCTAAAGATTTACAAAAGTTCATTTTAGAATGTGAACCTAAACTCGATTTAAAAAGAACAATCACAACCCCGTCAGGAGAAAACGTCACAGTAAATGTGGCATTTGGGGTTGAGTTTTTTCGGCCTTTCTTCCAATAATAAAAAAAACCTATTAGACGAAATATATTATTTATCTAAATATGTTAATTTTTCATATTTGGATATTATGGGGATGCCCACTTATGAACGTAAATATTTTATGAATAAATTAATAGGTGAAAGACTATAAAAATTAAAATTATTCTATTTATAAAATAAAAGTAGTATGTTTTTATTTGATGATACAACCTTAGCTGAGTTTGATACTAAAGGGACCTCCTTTGGTGATATATTAACTAAAGTAAAAGGGGCATTTAAATCGGCCCTTAAATTTGAAACCGCCATTCAAACTATAACGGCGATGGACGACGAGGCAAAAAAACTACAAAGGACCCTTGGTAGTGGAGTTATAAATATTGGGGCTACCGATAAAGGGGCTACTCAGTTAAGAAATACCATCACAAATATTTATAATGAATCACTTAAATTTGGTGCATCGTTTGATAACGTCACAGAATATGCTGGTGAGTTATCTGGTGAGATGGGTAAAATGACATTACCTGTTGAAGAAGCAACGATTAATATGCTTGCTCTTTCTAAAACTACGGGAATAGGGGCTAAAGAAATTGGTAAGATGACGGGACAGTTTTTAAAACTAACGTTATCGCAAACACAATCGGCATCTCAAATGGCTAAAATTGCTAAAATGGCGAGAGAGACAGGTATTGAAGCTAAAGCACTACTAGAAGAAGTACAAAAAAACCTTTCAATGGTTGATGCCTTTAACTTTCAAAACGGGGTTGAGGGGTTAACTAAAATGTCTGCACAAGCACAAAGATTTGGAACCACAATAGATAAAATAGTTCCTAAAAAGTTTTTAGAGGATATGTTAGACCCAGAAAAGGCAATCGAAGCTGCCGCTAATTTTAGTATGTTAGGTGGTGCTATTGGAGGGTTAAATAATCCATTTAATTTATTAAATGACGGGGCAAATAATGTTGGTAATCTACAAAATAAAATCGTAGAGATGGCTAAAAGTGCATTTAAAATAAATGATGTCACTGGAGCGATTGAAACCAACAATGTTTCTATGATGAGGTTGAGGGAACAAACGGCAGCATTTGGTGGGGATTATGAAACAATGGTACAAGTTGGTAGAACGGCAGCTAAAGAACAGATGGTTCAGAATAAATTAATGAAAGAGGGTGTCGATTTAAGTAAGTTTAGTGAAGAACAAATGAATTTAGTTAAATCTTTAAGTGAGGTTGGAAAAGGAGGAAAATTGGAATTAAGAATACCTGGTTTTGAAACTAGTGACTTAACCGCAACTTTAAGTAACAACCCTAAAGCCTTGGCAAGTGCTCTTGAGGCATATCAAAAAAAGGCTGAAATGACGGATAGACAATTGGCTGAAGAGGGGTTAACATTATCGGAAACACAAGCAAAAGATACGAGAATAATTAGAGATACTATGTTAAATAGAATGACTAAACAACAAAAAACCGATATAGTTAACGCTCAATACCAAGGTCAAGAGGGATTTGCAAAACTTGGGGTACCAACTGAGGCAATGACTGCACCTGGAGAAACGGTGTTAAAAGCTCTTCCTAATGCGTTTTCAACTGCAGGGACAAAATTTAAGGATACTCAAGACTCGATATCTGAGATTGAATTATTAAATTTAGAAGGATCTGGTGACGCCCAATTACCAAACAATAAAGATGCGTTTTTTGGAAAAGGAAATAAAACTTTGTCTATGGGTAAAGGTGAGATGTTTAGTTTTATAAAAGAAGACCAAGCATTATTTGCTCCTGATTTGGATAAAAAATTATCAGTATTAAAAGAAAGTTATTTAAAAGTTAAGAGTTTAGGGTCATCAAACCCAACGGATATATCATTTAAAAGTAATGAACCAAAAAGTTTACCAGCACAAACCATCACATCCAAACAAGAAACATCTCAAAATATCACACAAACAATAGATAATAATTTTAACATAACTGTAGATTTAAATATTAAAGGGATACCTAATAGTCCATTATCTGATTTACTGTCCAAAGACGGTGACTTTAAAAGACAACTGACAGAAAAAATTATGGATGTGTTTGATAAAAAAGATATATTATCAAAATCTAAAGCAAGATTACAATCAAGGTAATTATAAAATAACCTTATAACCTATTTATCTAATAAAAGATAATAGATGGAGAGTCCACTTTCGTTTGATTCAACTGAGAATTTTAGAAAAAAATTATTAGTAAAAAATTTACAACCATATAGTGTTGACGGTTCGTTCGCGTCTTCAAAGATTAATAAAAAAGAAATCACATTGGTAGATTATTCTGTTAGTGATTCTCCCGATATTAGTGTTGAACAGAAAAAACAAGAAGAGAGATTAACAAAACAAAATAAATTTAATTCTGGTGGGGAGTTTGGTAATGTTATTCAAATAAACATTAATAAAGGAACTGAGACCAATGGTGGTCTATATGGTTTTAAAAATACTGAAGGGTCAAAATTAGAAGTTATTGGTGATAACTCTGAAAAACTATTATATGTTCAGAACATATATGGACCAACGCAGTTTTCAAATTCTTTTGGTAACCCCGTTAATATTAATAAAAACACAAACAAAATTACAAACGAAGGTCTTTATGGGTTTGAAAAAACTTTTGGTAGTGATTTAGAAGTAATTGGGGATGTAAAAGAAAATGAATTAATAGTTAAAAACCAGTACGGACCTGACCAAACAGACAGTAGAAATGTAGTCAATCCTAACGTAAATAATCAAACAAAACCTAACGAAGGTCACTATGACTTTATAGATAGTTTAGGTAGTGATTTAGAGAAGATAGGGATATTCTCAAAGGATTCTCAAATAGTTATTAACCAATATGGGCCACAAGGAACGCAAAGTAACACTTCAGTCACACCTAACTTAAATTTCCAAACTAAGGCTAATGAAGGGAACTATGGGCCGGACGATGCGGTATTAAGTGCTTTAGAGTTAAAAGGTGATTCACAAGAAAACATATTAAGAGTTTTAAACAAATATAATCCTGAATCTGTATCTAATGGTTTTGGTGATACCGTATTGTTCCCAACGAGAACTTTAGGGGTTTCTAATTATGGTGAATATGATAATGCTAACGACGCGATTAATAGTGAATTAAATAGTGTTGGTATTACGACAAGTAAGTTTTTATATACTAAAAATAAATATACAACAGGAACTAGAAGAACAAACTACGGTGATGTAATTAATATAAATAGTGATTTTTCACTCGGGTCAAATGCCGGTCCATATGAACCAACAGAGAATTCGGGTAACGATAGTAAACTTGAACGAATTGGTGACCAAAGACTTAAAACGACGGTAGTAAAAAACCCATATCAACCGGATATTATTCCTGACGTAGTTGTTCCAAATAGAGAAACCCAAACACAAGCTAATAAAGGTGAGTATGATTTTACGGCATCACAACCTGGAAAAACAACAGAACAATCTCAATCATATAACTATGGTAAAAATCTTTATAATACTGGTGATGGGGCATATGACGAGTTAGTTATTGATGAGATATTTCCTGATAGTTTAAACAGACCATATGCTAATAGCGACACTACGTTTTCGTTTGTTCCGTCGTTCTATAGTCCTATTAATATTTTAAACAGCGATAATCCAAATGGAACTGAAGGAAGTTTAAGTCAGGATTCTAATTTGGCTAAAATTGCTGCAAAACAATTACAAAAAGAATTTAGAACAAGGGTTGCTTACGAATTATACCAACAAACATTAGGTAGGTCGATTTTATCTAACTCATCTGTATCAACAATATCAGGTGGAATTGGACCAAGTCCGTCAATCGACCCATTTGATATTTTAGGGGTGGTGACAAATAACATACCACTTGTTCAAAAAAATTATCAAATAACATCACCATCAACAATTGTTGGAGACATATTAGGATTTACTTCAAGACTATCAGGTCTTTATTCTCCATACTCTATTATTCCTGGTGAAT